GACGTGCAAAAGTTGGCGGATTTTAAGCGCCAGAGCGCCTATGCACCGCAATCAGAGGAAGAGTAGATTTTGCTGACTACAACCTTAAAAGTGGGTTTGAAGTCAGCAACAAGTCAGCAAAACGGTCTGCTGACTTCAAAACCCCCACTAGTGCAAGTTGCAGTCAGCAACCTGCTGACTTGCCTCCGCCGGAGGCTGCACAAGTCAGCATTGCACGAGTGGGGGAAGGGGATCGCGCTAGCAGTCTGCTAGTTGGCATAATGGTACAGGAGAAAAAACAAATGGCGAAGAAACCGATAAACAAATCACCCCCCAACCCACCGGCATCATCGGCTGGTTGGATGAACCGTGGCCCCGATGTATACCTCACCGGCAGGTCGCATCTGGACGCTGTTGACGCCCTGGCGACGGAGATGGAACGGCGGTGGGGGATCGGTAGGTTGCGGCTGCTGGTTGATGCTGACCTGCGCGAGAAGTTCGACCGGCAAAGGAAATTATTCTACGACGCCGTGCGCGAGGGCGACAGTGAGGTGCTGGAGCGCGAGTGTAAGCGTATGTCAGCCGCATGGCGGCGTCTGGATCAGGTCGCAGCCGAAGCCGGTCACAAGCACCTCGATCCCGAGGTCTGGGAGACACACGACCCGGCTACCGGCGAAGTGATACTCATCTGCCGGGACAATATCGACGCGGCGCACGTCGTGCGATCAGGTCGAGCGTCGGTGGTCTACAGTTTGGCAGAGATCGGTCTTATCCTGTCCAAGTATGCCGAGGTCATCGACATCAAGCGCGCCTTTCCTGGCGCAACCGTCAAGCCCATGGGACGCGAACGCGCCGACCCAGTCGTCATTGTGACCGGATCGGCGTTGCCGTGCGATGATGATGGGTTAGACGACGAAGTGCCATTTTAGGATGTTTCCCAAAATGTTTTTCCCTGCTATCCTGCGCCCGGCGTCATGCCAAAAGGAGATTGATATGACTGAGGGACACAATAGCGGCGTTGCCGTCGAACGCCTGAAATCCATCATCCAATGTATCGAGCGGCTGGAAGACGAACGGCGCACCCTGGCGTCCGACATCAAGGACGTTTACACCGAAGCGAAGTCTGCCGGGTTCGACGTCAAAGCAATCCGCGCTTTGCTCGCCGAGCGTCGTAAGCCGGACGAGGCCGAAGAGCAAAATGCCATGCTCGCAATCTACCGCGATGCGCTGGCTGGATGGGATAGTACGCCGCTGTCGAAATACGCCTCTGAGGATCGTTCATGACTAAACGCAAGGCAACCAGCGAACAAAGACAGGAAACAGCCGCATTGCTCGCTGCCGGTGCGATTGTCGCCCAATCTTTGTATGGTTGTGACGCAAAATCTCAGGACGAGTTTTGGATCATCTTCCGACGCGGCGTCGAAAGCATCCTGCAAGTGATGGGTAACGAAGACCTGCAACGCCTCGCCGCAATCGAACCCGCAGGTGAGGCTTAGTGTTTGAAAACAACAGGAAATCGCCTATATGTTGGGCGGTTTCCTGTATTGATCGGAGGTTAAAGTGGCGGGCCGTAAAGTAAAGAAAGGCATTACCGCTGATTGGGATGAGTTGTTGCCAAAGAAAGGCAAACCCAAAAGAGAATTAAATCCATATAACGAAGAACAGGCGCAGTATGTTCTGACGCAAATGAGCGTTTATGGTCGGTCTTTACTTTCGATTTGTCAGGACGAAGAAGCGCCGCCAAGAGAAAGTTTTTATCGTTGGATGCGCGACAACCCCGTTTTGTCGGCTCAATATGCGCGTGCGCGAGAAGATCTTGGCGACCACGCAGCCGACGAGATCGCCGAATTGGCGCGCACTGTCACGCCCGAGTCGGCGTCTGCGGATCGCGTTAAGCTGGATGCGCTGAAGTGGCGGGCAGAACGGTTGAAGGCGCGCAGCTACTCGCCGACGGCGCGTGTGGAGGCGACAGGCAAGGATGGTGGACCGATCCTGACCGAGCAGGTTAAGACCATCGACGCGACTGCGCTTGATGCTGATGCGCGTGATGCTCTAAAGCAGGCACTGTTGGCGGTGAAGAACCAAGCGGATTAAAGACATGGAAAACAATAACTGGATTACCGTCCCGAGCGTTTTTGTAGAACTGGGTTTTGAGCCGATCCCGGCGGACACATGGGTTGCCGGGGCAATGGTTCGCGAAGCTTATCGCAAGGTGGTCGGTAATTACCCTGTCAAGTCTTTACGCCATAAAACCAATGGGCCTGGGTCGCATTGTTTTGCAGTCTATCCGCCGGAATTTAGACAAATTGTTGGAAACCGCGATGAAATGAAGCTGCTGAAAGCATCGGCATGACCAATCTCCCTTACGACCCCGGCGATGCTGTCATCGAGCGCGAGCATGCGGTTATCGCCGTATGTCGCGCTCTGTCGCACCGGATGGTCGATGATTACGATCGCGCCGTGCTGCTGCGGTTTGCCGACGACGCCGAGATGCTTGTCAAGATCATGCAGCGCGTGCGTCAACTGACGACGTTGGGCATGAGCAAGCAAGAGGCGTTAGAAACCGCGCAGAAGGAAAGGAAGGATTGATATGACGACGCTCGGCCCCCTCGCTTACGACGAAGCCCGCATGGCCCTCGATCCCGACGGCCCTGTGGGCGTGTCAGGTTCGCTGCACATAACCTCGATCCGTTCACCCAGCCTCGATGACCGCGTTGCGGTCCTGGAGGCCGACGTTGCCCGCCTGCGCCGGTTGCTGATGGACTGCATGCCGACGCCGCAGGCTGCCGTGCAGTGGCACGAGGAGGTCAATAAATGATTGATCCCATCGACATGCCATCCAAACGCGAAAGCATCCTGCGAAACGCCATCGAACTGACGACGCAGACGAGGGACAAGGTATATGGCCCGCCCGAGCGCAACATGGCGTGCTTTGCCCGTCTAGTGAACGGTTATTTAGACTTCAGCGGCTATCGTTTAACAGCGCACGACGCTGCGATGATTATGGTGCTCTCAAAGGTCGCCCGAATCGCCGCTGGTTCCGGGTTTCACGAAGACAATTATACCGACGGCGCGGCTTATCTTGCTATTGCCGCCGAGGTGCATGAGAAGGTTAAGGCATGATCCGCACAATACCGATCCACGTCAAACGTCTGCCGCACGCTGCCACGCTGCCGCTGCCGTCCTACGCGACCGTTGGCGCGTCCGGCGTCGATCTGCTGGCTGCTGTAGAAAGAGACATCGTGCTTTATTCGTATGACCGGCGCGTCATACCGACCGGCATCGCCGTCGCCGTTCCGTCCGGCTACGAGTTACAAATCCGTCCTCGATCCGGGTTGGCTGCCAAGCACGGTGTCACCGTCATCAACACGCCCGGCACTATCGACGCTGACTACCGTGGCGAGATCCACGTCGTCCTCGTCAACCATGGCGATACTCATTTCATCATCACCCGTGGCATGCGGATCGCCCAGGCGGTTCTTTGTCCTATTGTCCAAATCGACTGGCAGCCGGTCGTCGAACTGCCTGACACCGGTCGTGGCGGCGGTGGCTTCGGTAGCACGGGCGTCTGATGCTCATCCGTCTCGGCGCTGATCTGATTGACCGGGACGAGGCGCTGCTGGAGATCGAGCGGTGCGAACTGGAAGCGTCGCTATACGACTTTACCGTCGCCGCATGGCCGACTATCGACAGCGCCCCCTTTGCTCATGGCGGCTACGCCCTACAGGCTATATGCGAGCATTTAGAGGCGTGTTGCGACGGTTATATCCCCAACCTGCTCATCAACGTGCCGCCGCGCTTTAGCAAGTCAACCATTTGCGGTGTTATGTTCCCGGCTTGGGTCTGGACGCAGCGCGCTAACACGCCGCTTGCCGGCCCAGGCGCGCAGTTCCTGCACGCTGGTTATGCAATGGCGTTGTCTTTGCAGGACTCAGTAAAATGCCGCACATTACTTCAATCTGACTGGTATCAGAAAAGATGGGGCGACCGATTCCAGTTAGTTGGCGACATGAATACTAAGACTAGATTTCAAAACAACAAGAACGGCATACGAAATACTGTGTCGGTCGGCGGCGCGACGACGGGCTTGGGCGGCAATTACCTCATCGGCGACGATCTCAACAACAGCGCCGAGGCGAACAGCGAAGCCATCATCAACAGCACCATCGAGTGGTGGGACATGGCTTGGTATAACCGCCTCAATAACTCTAAGCCGGGCCATGGCTGCCGCATCGTCATCGCCCAGCGTTTAAGCGAACTAGACATCAGCGGGCATGTTCTTGAGAAAGGCGTCGGCGATTGGCAGCACCTTTGCCTGCCGATGCGCTACGAACCAGAGCGATCCTTTCACACGACCCTGGTCCCTGCCCATTTGACCGAAGACAACCAGCCGGTAAAGTGGTCCGACCCCCGCACCGTGCCGGGTGAACTGCTCTGGCCCGAGCGGTTCGATGAAGAGCAGGTTCGGCTGTTGGAAAAGACGCTCGGTCCCTGGGGCGCTGCCGGCCAGCTACAGCAGCGTCCTGAACCGGCGGGCGGCGGTATCATCAAGCGCGAATGGTGGCAGACCTGGATCGACGAAGCCTTCCCGCCGTTCCACTTCATTGTCGCCAGCCTCGACACCGCCTACGGGTTGAAAGAAGAAAACGACTACAGCGCGCTGACCGTTTGGGGCGTGTTCTACGGCACCAGCGAGATACGCTCGACCCGGCACGTCAACAGATACGGCAAGCAGAGCGTCATCCAGCCGGGCGAAGTTGACGACATCGACGGTCTGCCCCGCGTCATGCTGATGACCGCCTTCCAAGACCGACTGGAACTGCACAACCTCGTCACTAAGGTCGGCGATACCTGCCGGAGGCTGAAGGTTGACCGGTTGCTGATCGAGAACAAAGCCAGCGGCATCAGCGTCGCGCAGGAAATACGCCGCATCTACGGTCATGAGGAATTTGCCGTTCAGCTTGTCGATCCGCGTGGGCAGGACAAGCTGGCGCGGCTGTATTCGGTGCAGCACCTGTTCGCCGAGGAGATGATCTATGCGCCCGACCGTGCTTGGGCGGACATGGTCATCACGCAGGTCGGCCAGTTCCCCAAGGGGCGGAATGATGATTTGACGGACACCCTTTCGCAAGCGTTACGACATATGCGCGAGGTCGGCCTGCTGACCCGGTCGGCGGAGCGTATGGCCGAGGTTGAAGACGCTACGAGGTTTAAGGGCAACAAGCCCCTGCAACCGCTATATCCCGTGTGATGGAGCCAACGAAATGTTCATAAGGGCCGACGCGACCGTTGATGAAATCAAAGGCGTTACTTTGAACGGTAAGCGGGTATTTGAAGTGACTGTCTCATGTCCTGACAATGCCAAGTGGATTGAAACCTATACTTTACCGGCAGAAGATGATACTGCTG